CCATTGTTGCTCCTTAGTAGCTCAGCACGTCCTCGCCTATTATACCGCTGATCGCGCTATTTAACACGAATCCAGCAAGCAAAGGCTCGGCTGTGAATAGGGTTGTGTTCCAACTTGATTTTGTAATGTCATGGTGTATGCCGTTGACTAGGCTTGCTTGGGTAATGCTGCTAGATCCCGGCATGGTCTTTGTGACTGTTACCCCGTCTAGCAATTCAATGTCCACGCCGGACAAAGGCTTATTAGGATTAACGTCATCGTATAGATTAAGCTGGATGCTATCGATACGGATCTCAGGATCTTTACGAGTGGCTAGGATGCCTTTAGCCTGATTGAGCGCTTCGGTGTCTGTTTGAACAAGGATGCCGTCCCGTTTGCCTGAATGTAAAAAGTAAGTGTCAATCGAAGTCTGATCAAAAGCGTTTTGTGCTGTACCGCCTGAGCGTGTCACAGTTACGTCATTTAGGATCTGAGTGTCGTCAAATGCCACAACAGCATTGGTGTAGGAAATGTTTGTGCCTGTGTCGCTAAACGAATATAGCGAAGTTGCCGGGCGTGTGATTAGGTTGCTTCTACTGACAAAAGTAGCCTGACCTTGAGCATCGACAAAGAATCCCCCGAACTCGCTGTTTTCTACTGTTTGTAGGGCTTCTAAGGCTGTTCTAGGCGTTCCGGGATCTGCCTGAAGGGTAGAGTCACCAGCATCAATAGAACGTAGGCTTACAGGGAAAGCAATGTCGTCTAAAATGGCATTGACGCGAGCGCCTGAGAGTTGACCTGCCGGAGTTCCCGATACTGTGCTAATTGCTGAACCTGCAAGTAATTTCGTTGCATCCACGCAGCGCAAGGTTACAGTCGATAGATCCTCGTTGCCTTGCTTAAAGCCGGTGTCATAATCGGTGATATACCCTGAAAACAGATAATAATCTACTCCCAAGTAGCTTGCATAAATAATAATTTGCCGCAGGGGGATTAAGTTAGGGTAATAGGGGCTGCTCGGATTCATTGGATTCCACGCGCCTGTTTGATCGTATAAAACTACGTCTGCCGAACCAAACTCAAATTTAGACAGAATACGATTGCGACCACGCCGAATAGACGTTTTCGTGACTAAATCTGTTATTTCTACCGGCAATACGCCCGAACCAAGTCTATTAGTTCCTAAGATTCCCTTTGTGGCTGAATCTAAGATTAAAGGGTTTGTTTCATATGCCGTGTCGCTGTCAAAGTCAACAAATACCCTAAGCGTTGGTGCAGACATTAAATAGACACCGAACTTAACAGAATTTGCTTACCGGTCTTTTGTATGCGGTAAATGTTATCAGTAATCATTTCGACAAGGTCTTGGTCGCTCAAAATAGAACCTTCAGCATTTACTGTTACATTTATTTCGGGAATGATTCCAGCTACACCAGCCGCTTCAATCGACTGATTTAGATATTCATTTGCCAATGACATTTCTGCAAGTGCTGTGGCTAAATCGGCTGTCCCTAGACTTTCTGTAAGGATATTGGCAGCATCCATCGACGCGTTAGCAGCATCCAAGAAGTTTTGTGCTGCATTTTGTTCTTCAGGCGTAACAGCCGTCGCAACGGCTACGTTTGCAGCTGTAATTGCATCCGTAGCATTTGCGGTTGCAATAGCAGCGTAATTGGCGGATGCGTTAGCCGCATCTGCATACGCAGTTGCTTTATCAGTTTTAGCTGCTAAAACCGCGTCATTTGCAGCTTGCTTACTTGCTGCTATTGACTTTAGCAGATCATCCAAAAGTTTTTGTTGAGACTTAAAATTATCAAACAAATTCTTGACCATTTTGTTAGCACTAGCAAAATACCCATCCCATTCCGAGAACGGATCACCTGCTTTAAGATCCAATAAAGACTCAGACAAATCAAAGGTTGCTGATTGCACAGTTTCTAAGCGCTTTAAAAGTTCTTCGGCTTTAGTCAAATCATCGGCAGCAATGGCGGCTTTCAGTTCTTCAATCGTCTGTAACTCAGCAATACGGCGTTGTTCTTCTTCGGTTAGTTTTCCTTGTGCTGCCGCTGCCAATTGAATACGAGTTAAATCGTATTTTAATGACTTTTGATTAAGCATATTTTGAATCTCACGCAGACGCTTTTGTTTCGCTTGTTCTTTTGCGCGAGCTTTTTCCAATGCAACTATCTTGGCAAGTTCAGCGCGTTCAGCCGCCAAAATCTTTGCTTGCTCTTTTGCTGCTTGAACAGCACCGGGAGCACCGAGCGTACGTTGCTTTACGCCCATCGTTATATCTTGACCGCGACCTTTCAGATACTCAAAAAGGTTTAGGTTAGCCATCAATTCATTAAACTTAGTAATCCAGCCACCGGATGTGTTTGCGCTTACGTTTCGATTAAGTTGTCCAATAACATCTGCAATACCAATGGCAATCTTGCCAGCATTATCGGCTAGAGTCTGAAACTTATTTCCTAAAGCATTGAGATCGTTGCCGTTAGATAAACGATTCAGCGCAAGCACCAAATCCTTGCCAAGTGTTTCTTGTGCTTCATCGGCGGCAATCTTCAAGCGTTTGATTTGACCTTCATAAGTGCCAGCGGCTAACGCTGCTTGACCTGAGAATCGTTTGTTTAATCTCTCTAGTGCATCTTCAAAAGTAATCGTGGATGCTTCAGCTTTACCAATACCAATGTTTAGGCGTGATAGAGAAGTCATTTGACCCATCTGCGCCTTTGCTAATGCGTTGCTGACTGTCGCTAAATCTAATCCTGTACCGGCAGATACATCCATTGCAATACCGAGCAACTTTTGTGCTTGACCAAAATCAAGTGTCGCTCTAGTCAACGTGCCTAGCGCTGGACGCAATTCGCTGTCTGCCACGCCTGTTGCGCGTTGCAATTCATCTACATAATCATTGACAATTGCGCCTTGAAACGCCAAGCCTAAGTTTTCATAAGTGCGAGTCAGTTGTTTAGCCGCACGATCATCTTCAGCAAAAGCATTGACGGCTGCCTTGCTGTATCTGACCAATGCTGCAACCGATAGGGCTGCACCAACTTTACCTGCTAGACGATCAAAGGATTTACCTAAGCGTTGTGTGGCTCTTTCTGCATCCGTAAATCCACGCTTCTTTAGCTCAGCGGCTATTACAACTTTAATGTCGGCTTCAGTTAATGCCATTATGCCACCCGCTTATTTGAGTCTTGTATGCGCTTGACTAGATTGTTTTGCGCTGTTTCGATTGATTTGAGAATAGCGTTTAGTGCGCGACCTTGATTGCGTGCGTAGGCTGCGTAAAGCAAACGACCTGTTGAATTTCTACCACGACCAGAATAATCCTTGAGTGCACCAATGCCGTTCATGCTTGCATTGAATCTTGCCCCAGCTCTAGGGTTATTTGATTGGCTTTCAGGATCTCCACCGGGATTCAAACGCCCAGCGGTTTCTATGATTGCACCAGCGCGAGATTTGTTTAACAAAGTAAATAATGAAACAAAACCTGTGCCTTGCATACGGCTAGGCGTTATTGAATAGGTCAAGCCTTTACGAATAACTTTAGAATTGTACGGCGGGAACGCATCTTTTCTGCCTGTGCGTGATTTGCGCTCATAACCCGGACTATTCCAATTAAATAATCCGCCGGGTGCGCTAGCGGGAACATGAGCGCGAGCATCGGCAATAATTGGCTTAAGTGCTTCGCGCACTTCTTTGTCCATCTCTTTTTTAATGTCAGGTGCGAGTTTGTTAAGGGCTTTTCTAAGCTCTACGATTCCCTCTACTACGACTGGCATTTTTTCTTTCTTCCGCCTGTTTCCTTAGAACTTCACGGAACGCTTTAAGCAAATCCCGATCCATATTGATAAATTCACTAGGCGCGATTCCCGTGTGTATCGACAATTGAGCTATCTGATACGTCCAAGAATCACGCGTTAGCCATTTGGGGAGTCGTCACCAAGAACTTCAACAGCCTTCAAAGTTTCTAGGAACTTGTCCCCAAACGGGAAAACATCTGGAGCGGATGCTCTACGCAAACACTCCCAAGCAAGCCAATAAACATCTGATTGCTTTTGATCTTCGCGGAAAGCCTTGTAAAAGCCTTTCTTGGCGTATTGTTCAAAAGCGTACTCAATAGCTGGAGTGATTTCGTGAACCGACTCTGTGCCATCTGCCCTAGTTACTTTAAGACTTGCCATGCCCATTTACTCCTTGTTTAGAACGTGCCGGTGCTTGCGACTGTTACCTTTGAATTGAGTGTAAAGGTAATGTCTTGAGTTGCCATGTCGCCAACTGCGCCATTGATAGGCGTTAGGTTGTTGACAAGAATATCAAAAGTGTAAAGTGGGTTAGTTGCTGCAACTGCTCCCACCTTATCTTGTACCAACTTAGCGGCTACTGTTGTACCGAAAGCGCCGTTAAGCGTCTGAAGTACCTGTGAAGTAGCTGTGTCGTTCAAGAATGATACTGTGAGCGTACCTGACTCCAAGCCCTTAACGAACTTGTGTGCGGTGTCACCCATTGCGGTTACTTCAAGTTCATCCGCTG